ATTGTATTTCCTAGTTTTGTGTGGCATAGAGTTAAACCAGTAACATCAGGCACAAGATATAGTCTTGTGGTATGGCATTTAGGGAGGCCTTTTAGATAATGTTTATAAATAGTTATTTTCCAACTGTGATATGGAGTGAAGATAAACCAGAGTTTGTTAAATCTTTAAACAAAGCAAGTAACAAATATATTAGCGATGCTCGTAAAAGAGAAAAAAATTGGATAAAAGAACACGGTGATTTTGGAAGATCATATCATTCAACACCACTTACAGCTGATAATGATTTTTTAGATTTTAGAAATTATGTGGGTCAAAAATCTTGGGAATATTTAGAACATCAAGGTTATAACATGTCACAATATACAACTATGTTTTCTGAACTATGGGTTCAAGAGTTTGCAAAAAAAGGTGGTGGCCATCACTCTGCACACATACATTGGAATCAACATGTATCAGGATTTTATTTTTTAAAATGTAGTGATAAAACTTCTTTTCCTATATTTCACGAACCAAAGACAGGTGCAAGATGTACAAAATTAAAAATGAAACCAGACTTAAAAGGTGTGTGGCCAGGTCACGAACAATTTCATATAAGGCCAAAACCTGGAACATTAATTATATTTCCAGGTTATTTAGAGCATGAATATGCAGTAGATCATGGTAAAGAGCCTTTTAGATTTATACATTGGAACATACAAGCAGTACCAAAAGAAATGGCTAAAGATGTTTAAAAAGAAAAAATACACAATTATTCGTCAAGCGATATCAAAAGACCTAGCAGCTTTTATTGCAAACTATTTTTTAATGCAAAAACAAGTATACGATACTTGTAGACAGCATAGATATTTTTCTCCATTCGAAAATATACTTGGATATTATGAAGGTGAAAATGAACAGATACCAAATACATATTCTCAATACGCTAATATGGCTATGGAAACATTATTACTTAAATGTCAACCAGGTATGGAAAAAGCAACAGGATTAAAATTATATCCTGCATACACATATGCTAGAATTTATAAAAAAGGCGATGAGCTTAAAAGACACAAAGATAGATTTAGTTGTGAGATATCTACGACTATGAATTTAGCTGGCGATGACTGGCCAATATATCTAGAGCCATCTGGAGAAGTTGGTAAAAAGGGTGTTAAAGTAGATTTAAAACAAGGAGATATGTTGGTTTATTCTGGTTGTGAGCTAGAACATTGGAGAGAAAAATTCAAAGGCAAAGAATGTGTACAGGTTTTTCTGCATTATAACAATCGTAAAACACCTGGAGCTAAGGATAATATGTTTGACAAGCGTCTACATTTAGGTCTTCCTTCCTGGTTTAAACGATGATATAATTCTTAGATGGGGGCTGTGTCACCACCACATACCACGCAGCTCCCTTTTAAGGATTATATTATATGTATTTTGGAGGAACACCCTTTGCAGCATCTCCATTTGGAGACCCAGGTTTTAACCCTAACGCTTTTGTTAATGTTACAGGTTCTAGAATAAACGAATCTACTGGAACAGTATCATTAGTAGGTGAAGCTAATTTTACAGTAACTGGTAGTAGATTAAATTTTTCAATAGGTAATACATCTGTAATAGAGGGTGTAGGTGTCATAGTTACACCTGATGGATCTAGAATAAATATTACTACTGGAGATCCAACCATAGTTGGAAAAGCTGTAACTGCAATTACAGGGAGCAGAGTAAATTTAAATACAGGAACTCCAACTTTTGCTTTTAAATATCCAGTATCTGGAAGTAGAATAAATGCAAACAGTGGCAGTCCAACAATAGTTGGAAAAGCAACTGTTGAACCCACTGGTTCTCAAGCTAATATAAATACTGGAACCGTAACAATATCAGCAGATGCAAATTTCTCTGTAACTGGTAGTAGAATAAACTTAACAATTGGTAACGCTGATGTAGAAGCAAATGCAACTGTATCTGTAACAGGAAATAGAACAAATCTATCTTCAGGAACAGTAACAATAACTGCAGATGCAAACACTTTGGTCACTGGCTCAAGAGTAAATCTAGATACATCAGAGGTTTTAATTAGAAAATGGGATGGTGTAGTGCCAGGAGTTTCAATGACTTGGGATAGTTCAACCTTCCCAACAGCGAGGTAATAAATGTATTTTGGAGGATCGTCATTTGCAGCAGCGCCTTTTGGAAGTTCAGGGGGTATTAGTATTAGAGCTGCCGCTACTGGTAGCAGAGTTAATCTAAACTCAGGTTCTCCAGTCATAGTTGGTAAAGCTCTTGTTATCGTTTCAGGTAGTAGAATAAATGCAACAATTGGTAATGTTACCACAAGAGTGGACCAACAAGTAACTGTTACAGGCAACAGAATAAACCTTGCAACAGGCACGGTAGATGTGATATCATGGAACCCGATACCTCCAGGGGTGTCACAAACATGGGTTGAAATTGACCCATTAAACCCATAGGAGTAATATGGCATCAAGCACGTCAAGTGATTTAAAACTAGAATTAATAACAACAGGTGAGAAATCAGGTACCTGGGGTACTATTACTAATACTAATTTACAGATATTAGAACAAGCAGCTAGTGGTTATATATCTGTTGATGTTGCCTCTAGTGACGTAGCGTTAGCTTTATCTAACCATGCTGTATCAAATGGTAAAAATTTATATTTTAAATTTACAGGAACTTTAGCTGCAAATAGAACAGTTACAATGCCTGACGGTGCTGAAAGAGTTTTTATTGTTGAAGATGCAACTACTAGATCTACTAGTAATTTTACATTAACAATTAAAACAGCATCTGGAACTGGTGTTGCATTACCAGTTGGATCAAAATGTTTAGTATATTCAGATGGCACAAACGTTAATTTAGGTATTAGACAAAAAGGATATTATACACCCACAACTGCATACACTGCCGTAGATGGTGATCAATTATTAATTGATACATCTGGAGGTGGTATTGGATCAGCTATTACTATAACTTTACCGGCTTCGCCGTCTGTAGGTTCAGAAGTTCATTTTATAGATAGCGGTAATAACTTTGCATCAAATAATTTAACTATAGCCAGAAACGGTTCTAATATTTTAGGTGCTGCTTCTAATCTAGTGGTAAACACAAGTGCATCGGCTTTTACTTTAGTATTTGTGAATGCAACAAGAGGCTGGGCTTATAAAACTAAGATATAGGAGCACGGATCATGGCTCTAGTAGAGTTTAAATTTAGACCTGGAATAGATAAACAAAATACAGAAGCTGGTGCAGAAAATCGTTGGGTTAATTCAGACAACGTAAGATTTAGATATGGGTTACCTGAAAAAGTAGGTGGTTGGTCTTCTCTTGTAACAGATACAATAGTAGGTGTAGCAAGAGCACAACATGCTTTTGTTGACATTGCTGGTAATAGATACGTAGCTATTGGAACAGATAAATTTTTGCTATTATACTTTGAAGGTCAGTTTTATGATATCACACCACTTAAAACTACTTTAACATCTGCAACTATTGCAACAACTAGTGGATCACCAACTTGTACAATTACTAAATCAACACATGGTTTGGCAGTAGGAGACATAGTTCAATTGGATAGTGTAACACTTCCTAGTGGTACAGGATTTAGTGCATCTGATTTTGAAGACAAAAACTTTCAAGTAATTACTGTGCCAACAACAAGCACATTTACAATTACACAATCATCTAATGCTAGTGGCACAGTATCAACAGGTGGTAGTTTAAGTATTAAACCTTACGAGCCTGTAGGACCAAGAGCTCAATCATATGGTTATGGTTGGGGCATAGGAACATGGGGTGATGGTAATTGGGGGGAAGCAGCAGCTGCATCTGATGTAACATTAGAACCAGGTTTATGGTCGCTAGATAATTTTGGACAAGTATTGGTTGCAACTATATTAAATGGTAAAACTTTTACGTGGAATGCTGGAGCAGGATCAGCACTAACTACGAGAGCTTCGACAACTACATCTGGATTTTCTACTGCATCAAACCCAACTGCATCAAGAGTATCTTTAATATCTCCTACCACAAGACACTTATTACACTTTGGAACAGAAACAACTATTGGAGATACGACAACTCAAGACGATATGTTTATAAGATTTTCAGATCAAGAAGATATAAATACATATACTCCATCAGCTACAAATACTGCTGGAACATTAAGATTACAAGATGGTACAAAAATTATTGGAGCGTTAAAAGCTAAAGAAGTTATTTTGGTTTGGACAGATAATGCTTTGTACACCATGAAATTTATTGGTGCACCGTTTACTTTCCAATTAGAACAAGTTGGTACTAACTGTGGATTAATAGGTCAAAATGCGGTTGTTGAAATAGATGGAGCTGCATTTTGGTTAAGTCCAAAAGGTTTCTTTCTGTATGATGGTACAGTCAAAACCATACCATGCACTGTTGAGGATTTTGTTTTTGATGATTTTGATACAACAAAAGGCCAACAAGTTGCAGCTGGATTAAATAATTTATACACAGAAATTACTTGGTATTATCCATCATCTAGTTCTGAGTATAATGATAAGTATGTAATATTTAATTATGGTGAATCTTCAGGTGTTGCTGGTGGTGTTTGGTATACAGGAACAGAAGCAAGAACAAGTTGGATTGATTCAAATGTTTATCCAAATCCTTTTGCAACAAAATATGATTCTACTTCAGATGGTACGTTTCCTGTTATTGTAGGTCAAGATGGTTTAGGTCAAACAACATACTTTGAACATGAAGTAGGAACTGATCAAGTTAACCCTAATGGTACAACAACTACTGTCACATCTTTTATACAGTCTTTTGATATAGATTTAGAAAATAGACAAAAAACAGGAGAGGGTAAATCAACCGGACCAAAAGTTGCAGGAGAAGTATTTTTAGCTATGAGAAGATTCGTTCCAGATTTTAAAACTTTAGCAGGTAATGCAAAGGTTAGTTTAAATGTAAAAAGGTACCCACAACAATCTTCTAGTCAAACAGCGTTGAGTCCATTTACTATATCAGCTAGTACTGACAAAAAAGATACAAGAGCAAGAGGTAGATTTGTTAGTGTAAAAATAGAAAACGATGCAGCTAGTGAGTCTTGGAGATTTGGAACTTTAAGATTAGATATTCAACCAGATGGAAGAAGATAATGGCTAAAATTAATATAAGAATACCAGAACCAAAAGAAGAATATGATTTTTCTAACCAAAAACAAATAAATAGATCTTTGGCTATTATGAGAGATCAATTAAATTCTACATTTTTGGATGAATTAAAACAGGAGCAAGAGAGATTCTCTTGGTTTATAAGTGGCTAATATATATACAAATTCAAAGGTAGATTTAACAAGCACAGCAGAAACTGTCGTTTATACAAGTCCGGCGGCTGGCACATCTACAACTGCAACCACTAGCATAATTAAGTCTATACTAGTGTCTGAAGACTCAGGTAACGCTGATAGTATAACTTTAACACTAACAGATGCATCATCTAATGTATTTAGTTTGTTTAAAACCAAGGCTATTTCAGCTAATGCCACAGTAGAATTGTTAACACATCCTCTTGTTATTACTGAAGGAGAGGTTATAAAAGCAACAGCAGCTACAGGAAATAGGTTACATATTGTATTTTCTGTGTTACAAATAACAAGGGAGTAATATGGCATTTACAGAACCACCATCAGTAAGATACGTGACTATAGACGGTAAAAAAGTACCGGTTGTTGAGTGTGAAACTGAAGTAGTATTAAGAAATAAAAAAACAAATTATGAATATAACTCTGATAAAGAAGCAGAGGATGATATTGCAAACCCAAATACAGATACTGTAAAAGAAGATGTTACAAGATCTGTAAAAATTAAAGTGGCTCATATGCCACCATTAGGAGCAGGATCAGAAGAATAATGGCAATAACAAGAGCACAGCAATTCAGACAGATGTTAGAAGACGGCGGTATGTTGGTACAACCATCTAGAGATGGTAGAAGACCAGGGTATAGAAGAAGTAATTATGGTCCACAAGGTGAAACGAAAGACCGTGGATTCAAAGGGGGTAGACCACCATCTAATTTTACAGATAGAGATAATATTAGAGAACAAGCTTCTGTAAAACAAACGAAAACAGGTATTGTAAAAGGCGGTGGATCAAAAAGACCAGATGGATCTTATGATAATAAAAAAGTTACAGGTGATGAAGCAAGAGAATCACAAGCAAAATTTTTATTAAACACAGCAAGAGGTTTAAGTGAATTAAAAAAAAGAGGTGTAAACCAACTTCCACCAGGTTTTCCTGGTTCTAGTGTTCTTAATATATTGACGCCATTTAGAAATTTTACCTTAAGAAAAAACATAGATTATTTTAGAGATCTTAAAAGCAGAAATAAAAACCCTGGAATACAAAATTATCCAGAAACAGAACAAGGGTATAGAGATTACATGAGAGATAGACTAGCAGGTAAAATAGATGCTGCTGGTAATTTAAAAGCAGGTTTTATGAGAGATGCATCAGGTGCTATTATGCCTACCGGTAATGATGGTAGAGATTCAGAGGCAGAACA